TATTTAAGTCAGGATTGCTGATTAGTTCGTTTATTACATTGTAATGGTTGACCTTCCATACGATATTGCAAAATTCTCCGTCTATTGTCATCGAGTTAACTCCCTCCATAACTACTTTTCGCTTTGTGCCAAAAGCAGAATCTGATATTGCTATCTCTACTCTTTGAAAACCCAAAGGCAAGTCTCCAAAAGGGGTGCTTATAATTATCTGTTTTTCTTCCATAGTTATCCTGCTGATATTTTTATTGTACCTCCATCATTCCACAGCATCCCTTGTATCAAAGGATCGTTTGTTTGATTGTAAATCCCGGGTGTAATTATATTTCTAGCTCCTGTAATATTTAAAGCTATACCTTCATTAGAATTTAAAACGGTAAATATCATTCTTGTATTTAAAGTGGAATCAGACCCTTTAAAAGTTGATCCGTCTAAGGCCAAATTGACTGTTGGCGACCCTACCTTAAGGCTATGGGAGTGAATTACAACACCATTTCCCCCACTGGCATTTGAATAAATTTCAAATAGTTTAGCATCTAAACTATTATTTACGCTAAATACCGAATTTACCCCGTTGTTTCCTTTTCCTTTAAAAGTTGATCCGTCTAAGGCCAAATTGACTGTTGGCGACCCTACATTAAGGTTAGTTTGACGAAGGTTAAAAGCGCCTGCCAAATTTGAATTAATCTCAAATAAAACTACATCCGTAGCGCTTAAAATTCTAAATACATTCCCTACACCATTACTTCCGTTTCCTTTAAAGGTAAAACCTTGGTTTGCCAAATTAATAGTGGCACCGCCAAAGACGGAAGTCCGGTCGCTTGTTCGTAGTTGTCCGTATTGATTGATGGAAAAATGCTCAACAGTCGAATCGTGGTTTAAAAACTCGATATATTTTTTACCCGGGCCGCCTGCCTGATCTGAGTTTACTGCTAATTTTGAGTTAGGGTTTGCCTTAGTGGATCTCCCTATCTGAACCGAATCTATTCTATAAATAAACGCCGTGCCTTGTTCCCAAAGGCTTGAACCGCCTCCACCACCACCTACAGTCCCAGGCTGATATCTCGAATTCGCTACACTCCAAACCAAAGCCTGCCCATCCGTAGCGCCTTCTTGCTTGAGATCAAACGGTGAGAGCTGAGCCCATACGTTTGATTTCCTGACATAGGCTTTGCCATCGTTTGGCGATTCTTGTACGTAGGCATAGGAATTCAGGGCTGATACTGTGACGAAAGGATTGGCAGTTGCTGGACTTGTGCCTGCTTCTAAGGCGTCGTTTACATTTTTATTAACATGATACCTTTCACCCTCAATACCGCCCTGAATTCCCTCTAAATCATTGTGAATGCTAGTGCCTCCCCCAATCTCCCGATAGTCTGCAATCACACCAGTCGAAGTCCCCAGCTTTCGCCACTCTTTTAATCCATCAAAATAAGCATAATCTGGCAACTGATTGACTTGATCTGCAAGCATTAAGGCTTGAGATTCATAGCTCTTGCCCAATGGAGGTAAGCCAAAATATCTCCACTCGGTTCCATCATAAAGGGCTCCAAGTTTTTTAGAGCTTATTGAATGATAGCAGATTTGCCCCTCAAATGGATCTGGAGGCAAATTAAGCAAAGCCTGCAACCTGACGTTTAATAGCTCCTTTTGATGCAAATCTATTGGATCATAGAAATCATGTTTAGCCATCAGTTTAAAACGCCCCCACCGCTTTGAATCCCATCAAAATAAAACTCAATTACATTGTTATCGATCCATTCCCAATTAGGGTACTGTGGATTCCCGGTACTATCCTTAATTGCAAAGCATGGAAATTTACCCATGTTGTGTGTAATCTGCCAAGTTGCGGAGGCGACTGTAACCGTAAATTTTACAGATTTGTCACCAGAAATAACGGCTGGAGTAATCCCGACTATTGTACCATCTGCTTTCCTTCCAAGATATTCTACAAAATTCTCGTCATCTGTATCCGTGTCCGTCAGTATTATTTTTCCAATACTGACATCGTGAGTCGTAGAATCATTCTCGTCTTTTCGTAAATATCTAGCATCCAAAGCAGGCAAATCCACTGTGCCAGGATCTCCCTTTTCGCCTGTGATAACCTTCCATGCCTCTGCATCTAAATCCCAATCGTAATGAGCAAAAGTTGTAGCCGTTCCGACTAATGCCCACGCTCCGGCTTGAACATCAGCCGTGCTTGCAGAAAGTAGATTTGCTTCTGTTGTAAAATATCCAAAAAATAAAGCGGCTGGATCTATGGTAACAAGCTGGTCAAGTACCCATTTTTTGTTTACCAAATCTAAATCAGCAAAATCCGCTGTATGATCTACTAAATAAGAAAGGATATTTTCAGCCGAAATTTTCCCGCCATCCTGTTTTAAAATCCTCTCTACTATTAATCTTTTTGTTTTAGTCTGATTCATGTTAGAATATTTTTTGAATGTACGCTTTGACCATAAACGGAGGCATGTTGTTATGAGCCTGTCCCCCTCCACTTGCTTCTGTTGTAGACTCAACACCTCCAGAAAAGAAAGCACTACCTACGTTCCCTCTCTTATACACATTTCCTAAAGCAGATTGAAAATCATGGCTATGGTCTGGCATTTCTGCAACTGATAGGGTGTGCTCTTTCTCCCCCCCTATATTTCCATCTGCATTAATAGTGTTTTTAAAACCGAAAACAAACCTCTCGCCTAGATCTGGAGTTCCATTTGACCCGTTGCAAATCGCCCACCCGTAGTACTCTGTATCTTCCAATCCCACGCCTGTTATCAGATTAAAATCATCTGAAAGCACCCTGCCCCCGACACCGCCCCAAATCGCAATAACTCCCAAAGGAACATTGCCACTGGCAGGAACCCCCGTACCGGCTGGATTCTCGATTAAGTTTTTCCAAATCACTGATAAAAACGGTAATTCGCTCGTAAACCCCGACAAATAAAGGGTCGTTTCTGCTAAAAAAAGCTTGTTTATAATCAAAACCGCATCCACATCACTGATTAAAAACTCGGCAATTTCAGCACCGCCATTCGTGGTTCCAATTCTCAACGGCAAATCTGGACTGCCTGAATTCATTTCTAATCCTATTTTTTCCAATAGGCGATATTTGCCAAAGGTTCCAGCTAAAACTATCTGCGTTGACACGCCAAAGAAGTTATTTATTTTTTGCACAACCGTAAAATTTTCACCTGTTCCCCCTCCCCCTTCTGCTCTCTTCAATCTCTCAAGTAGACTGTTGTCCACTGTCATAATTTCAATTCGCAAACCAGAAAAAGCCTGTTCATTTCCTCTTGTAATCTCCCACTCTGCCCCCTCCACTTTGCTAATGTAGCCATCAAATGTTTCACTGTCAATGTTCACCACATCACAGGACATAATTCTATTCGCCTTATCAATAACCCAATCTGGTAACCCCTCCTCGTTTCCGATAAACATTGTGAAAGATCTCCAAGGCACTGAATTTAAAAGTCGTGAATTCTTAAGCTGATCATTGTAAATCACATCATCGCTTTTGGGCTCAAAATTAGCTACTAGCCCTTCAACTCTAAAATCAAATTCAAAGTCATTGTCAAAAACCACCGAAAAATTGTTCTCTGAATTACGGTATTTAAACAGAATAGTATTTTCCCATCCATCCGAAACTGACCAAGGTTCTGAAATTAAACTATTGCCATCGTATTGAATAACTGCGTAATAATATCCTGACTCCAGAAAGCCAATGTCTACTGTGTAAACTTTAAATGTCTGCCCTTCGATTCCTGTAACAAATTCAACTGGATCAATATCTTGTATCTCTTCGTTTGTCTCCAAATCGAATATTTTAAAAGTAAAGATCCAATCTGAAAGAATCTGCAATTTTGTATTGTCTCCAATGTTCCATTTTTGGAAGTAGCATTTTTTCTCTTGGTATCGATTAATCAAATCAATCATTAACTCTGTGTCGAACTTGTTCCCTGCACCTCCGGTGAATCGAATTGGGTTTAAAAGCGGTATATAGAAAGTCATAATATCAATTTAGTAAGGTCGGTATCTCTATGTAAATTTAAAGTAATCTCTCGGTCTGAATCCTTCGCCACATCTGTCGAAGCCTCTTTAATAAATCCCTTGAAAATATTTGAATTGTGCCTAAAAGTAAAATATCCATACATATTGTCAATGATAATTTTCCAAGCATTTAATGGCAGGGCGGTTTTGATTTTTACTTTATACGGCAAAATTAAAGCTTTATTCATAGCACTTACTGACTGGTCTTGCCTTTCTGAAACTATTCTGCCATCTATTTGACTGACTAGATCCGCATTTCTGTCGGCACTTCCAAAACTTAAAACATTTGATTCAAAACCTTTCAATCCAGACCTGAGCAAAGATCCGTTTCTAAGCATGTTTCTCTTTGGGCTCAATCGGACATTTATCGCATTTTCAGGATTTGCAATTCCGGTGACATAATCTAGGTCAGATCCTTTTTCAAGCTTGTGTATATCGTTTTCTACAACTCCAGACCCTTGCAAAATCCAAACATCATTGTCACTCTCTGAATCGATTCCTTTAAGGTTGTCAATAATAGTCAGCCTACGCAACACAGCAATCCCGTGCTGATCGGCTCGATATTGCGAGACAATATCCAACACCCTGTCGGTTTTGCTGTTACTAGAAGTCCAGCTTTGCCCTTGGTTGAACTCCTCTCTCCCTTGATCCTCTTCGTACTTTTGTTTTCTGTATCCAGCTTTTATTGCACTAAACATGAAATCATTGTCAATGCTAAGCTGAAATTCTTTGATGTCTCCAAGATCCAAGCACGGTATTTCCCTATAAAAAAACTCTTTTAACTCCAATCTTGGCAACGAATCAATACCAAAACCAACCCCCAAAACAGCATCCATGCTTTTGTAGAAATCTTGAAAACTCGTTTTTATAACTGGGCTGTCAAATTCTCTGATAGCATCTCCACACGTTAGAAACAAATTACTTGATGTCAATAAATCGCTTCTTGCTCCCTCATCATTTCCATTGTTCATTTTTCTTATTAATTCCAGAAAAAGCTCATTTGCTTTTATGCTTCTGGTTGTGCTTGGTTGAGTCAGGATCTCATTGCTTATCCTGACAGGCATGTATCTAACCTTAAAAGTACCAGCACTTTCTATTGTTTTCCTGATAGTTAAAAACAGCCTTTCTCCATCACTTAAAGAAACTGTCACTGAAAAAGGCATTCTTTTTATAAAAACAGATCTTGGCACTAAACTACTTGGATCTTCAAAAGATTCAACTACCATTTGTTGGTTGTAGTTAATTAAAGTTTCCCTTACAACCCCTAAATTATTTATCAGCTCTATCACTACTCTAGCATCTGATCTTCTATATTGTATAGTTCCTTCAAAAACGCCTGAAATTACAACCTCGGTATTAAAATTTGCTTTAACTATCCAGTTGCTTGATGTTGCGAAATTCGGATTATTCTCTTCTGCCGAAATTCTAGTCTCAACTCTTGCATTTATAAGCTCGTTTATCTCTACATCATTTGGTAATATTTTCCTTATCCCGTTAGGCAGAAAATCATAACTCTGTGGCAAAATTAAATTCTGAGCAATGTCAATCAAAGATATGCCAGGCACTTCAACAAGTACAGAATTCTCTTCTGTTAGCGGTATCTCATATTCCGCTTTGTCGTAAATCGCAATCATTTCAGCAATCCCTACATCTGTGCATCTCACTGTAACAATGTTTCCAGAGCTTGTGCCGGTATCCTGAAACTCTATAAGGTCAATCTCGCCATCATAAAGACTTCTATAAACCCAATTTGACCTATTAAGCTCCTCAATTTTAAACTGAATTTTTGCATTTATACCTTGATCTCCGTAGACCGCCAATCGAATTAAATAAGCCCCGTCCAGAACGAACTTCATTGGCACTGTAAAAGACCTGACTAAGCCAAAATAATTTCCAGACCTTTTAAAATTTAGAAACGTTTCTTCCCATCCTTCGACTGCATTAAGTAGAATGTATGGGACTGAATTAACTGTGAGTGTATATCTGAAATCTGCTGGTTGGATCATAATAATTTGCTATCGTATAAACTCGCCTTTTTTCCTTTCTCATGCATCATTGTGATTCCTTCTCTTGTGATATTTACTCCAGAACCTCTGCTCCTTCTCAATTCTTTTTTTAGAACTTCAGTAGATCTTCTTTGCTCAAATATCATTGCATCAAAAGTGTCTTTCTTTGACTCGACTAATTTTAAACTCTCCTTGTGAGGTATGATTTGAGTTCCTTTCTGCAAATAGGTTAGAGTCGCTTTGTCTGGAGTCATTTCCTCTGTTCCATCTGGGTTTATTCTCATTTCAGAACCTTGCTCCCCAACCCACGCAATGCCCTCTGGTGAATATTTTGTTCCCTTCGCAAATGCAGGTATTTGTTGAGCGACCACCTGAGCAATTTGGGCAGCACCTATTCCCGCAATAATTGGAATTAACGGCCCCGAAATTGGGAAAAATGGAGCCCCTGCCAACTGGACAATTATCGCCTGAGCCGTGCTTCGAATTATATTTGCAATCGCAAGAACTTTGTCAAATCGGGCTTGCTTAACCTTCAACTGTCTTTGTTTCTCTGCAATTTTTTCTGTCTCGATTTGCGCCCTCTTTTCGGCATTGCTTAACCTTAACTGCTTGTCCTCTTCATTCAAAACCGTGGCCTCAATCTGGGCAATTTCATCGTCTTTTCTAACCTGTACCCCCTCCTGCTCTTGAGCCAACTTCTGTTCTTCTTTTTCAAATCTTTGTTGAATCAAGGTTACTCCCAAATTGAAAAGCTCATTAGCCAACTGCCCCTGTAATTCCTTCAATTTCTTTTCCTGCTCCTCAATCCTTTTTAGATCTTCAATTGTCTTAGCCGTTGTCTCCTCGCTAAGCTTTTGCTTGATGTCCGCAATTTTCCTTTCCTCTTCCAATACAGAAATGCCTTTTAGCTTATTAGCTAGAATTATATCCTCAATGGATCTAATTTCTGCCTCCAGTGCTAGCTTTCCATAGGTGGAAATAATTGATAGTTTTTCCTCTTGGAATTCCTTTTCGCTAATTGATCCGGCATTAAAAGCATCATTCAAGGCGGTTAGTCTTTCTGCCTGTTCCTTTTTGATTCCTTCCATTTCAGATTTTACCCTTTCGGCTGAAACTTTTTCCTGAGCAATCAATTGATCCTGCAAGATCTTCATACCAATTCTAGAACCTTCAAGTTTTAAATTGGCAATTTCATTCTCTGCATCCTCTACTATTTTAATCCTTTCATTTTCTAAAAGCTCTTTGTTTGACAATTCAAAATCTCTTGCCAGTTCGATCGCCTTTTGCTCATTGGCTAAATACTGCTCTAGGTTGCTAATCCTGTCCTCAAGCCCCAGCTTTTCATCCTCCGCAACTGCCTTATTCCTGTCAATTGCCCGCTTTAATCTCGACTTTTCAAGATCAAAATCAGCCTTATCAATCCTTTTAATTGCCTCCTCTCTCTCTTTTTCATCTTTTTTTCTCTCTGTTTCTGCCTGTTTTCTAATCGATTCCTGCTCCTTGAGTAATTTCCTTCTTGCCTTTGCAGACTTTCCTTCAATCTCCGCAATTTCTATTTCCAGATCTCGCTCTTTTTGAAGGTCTGATTCCGTTGAAATAGTAAGGCCATTTTGTGCAACAGTTACCGCAAGCCTTTCCTTTTTGAGCTTAATCATATCTCTTTCGTTCCCGCTCTCGATTTCAAATGCCTTTTCACTTGCCTCAAGTCTTTCTTTAAAGCTCTTGGTATCGTCATTAGCAACCTCTCTCAACTTTTCAAACTCGGCTTTATTTTGCGCCACTGTAACACCTAACCTAGCCTCTGCCTTGTCTAGATCCTGAATGATTCCTTTTAATCTTGATGCCTCGACTCCCGCTTTAAAAGCATTTGCTCCTAGCTCGATTATGTTAACAGGATCAATATTTGAAACTGCTTCTTGTACTCCATTAAAGCCCTGCTTTATTGTCTCAAAATCAAAGGTTGCAATTCCTAATAAAACCCTTCCCAATCCTTCCAACATTGGTATAATGTTATCAAATATTTGCTGTCCCAAAACAGTAAACCCATCGAGTAGAACTGCTAGAAAAGTTGTCAACCCTTCTGTTGCCCTGCCTAGAAATTCCATGCCTTGTTGTGTCCTTGTAAGAAAACCAATCAGCGAAGCTATCACAATGACAATCGCACCAATTCCGAGACTAAACAAAAGGGTTTTAAATGAGGCTGTACTAACTGTTGATGCCTTAACTGAAAGATCATAAAGACCTGTAACCTGTCGAAGTAAGGCCATTTCTCGACTAAAAAAACCTGTTTTATTCAAGGCATCCTGAGCTTGATTTGAATAATCTCCAACCGTTCTATTGTATACGCCTTGGGTTGCATCTGTTTTTTTTAATGCTTCATCATACTTTTGTATGCTTGCCAATAACACCCCTCCAACCTCTACATTTCTGCGCTCTTCATCACTGAGTTTCTTGTAGGTTCCTCTTAATCTGTCAAGCCTAATTGCCTGTTGCTCCAATGACCCTGTGGCTAGTTGGCCCTCTTTGGTTGACCTTCTAAGCTCCAATGCAGAGGCGGTAATTGCCTGCCTTAGTTCATTCTCTCTGGAGGCTAATGCCACTTTTGTTTTTGCTTGCTGTCCATTAACCGAACTGGAACTGGTAGTCTGTCTATCAAGCGCTTTCTGCTCCTCTCTTACGGATTGTAACTCTACTTTTAACCTCAGATTAGCCCTTACTTGCTGGTCTATACTTCCGGCCAAACTATTCAGCAATTTGCTCTCGTCCTGAAACGCTAATAATTTAGCCTTGCTTACTTGAATAGCCTCCTGTTCGGCCTTGTTCGCCTCCCCTCTCTGAATCCTAACCCTGCCTAAAGTCTCCTCTAATTTTACAAAGCTTTTTTCGCTGACTTTTACAGTATCATTTAGCTCCTTTATCGAACTGCTTTTTCCGATTGAATTATTGACGCTCGCCACACTGGTAGCCAAGACCCCAAAAGCACTTTGGGCTAACCCTAATTTTTGCAGTAATGCATCTAACTGTTGGAACGCCTGTGGACTTATTATCTCGTCAATCTTTTCGCTATTAGCCATTACTTCTTTGGTTTATTATCTCTCTTATAATTTTTCAACATTTGCACAAACTCGCTTACGGTTATCTTATTCCTGTCCAGTCTATAACCTTGATACTTTCCCAACTGAACCAACAAGCTGTCGAAATCGGCCTCCGTTACCCCTCCCTTTGCCTTGTCTCGAAACTTCTGTTCCATTCCTTTAATGGTATCGGTCATTTTCTTGACGTCTTTTGCCACTTTTTCCAGATCTGAATAATATTTTTCCCTCTCCAAGTGGTTAAAATCATGCCTATAACCTAGCATTCTTAACACCTCAACTAATTTATGGTTGTTTTTCATCTTCAAAACTTCCAAAGTAGATCCTGCTAATCTTGCTTTTGCCCTTAATAAGGCCACATCTTTTAACTGATTTAGCAAAATAGCATAGCCCTCCGAGTTAGAACCTTTTAAATACTCGTCAAATATTGAATTGTATGCATCCTCTAGGGTTGATATGGTTACGATTCCTGCCCTCTTAAGCTTCTTTATGTCTCCTAACACCACAACCCGAATAAAAACAGATAGGGGACACTCTGTGGCTGTTTTATAATAGGTTCCTAAAATCATGTCATTTGTATTTTTGTGATTCCTTCAATATAATTTCTAAGAGCCTGAAAAAATAACCCTCTCGAATAGATCGCTTTGCTTTCATCTGACAAACCAAATATCGCCTTTCCGTATTTGCTCTCTAGATCATCGCTCTTTGAATCTGTCGAACCAATTATAAAACTGCCATCTTCAATCGAGACATAAAACCCACCGTAAAAATCTCCTGTTAAATACAAATCCACTAACCCCCCTAATGCAGGGTTCAATTCCTTTTTTAAATTCTCGTAGAACTCCATCGAATAACCCCCAAGATTATTTCCCAAACTGTCCAGACTGGATTTGTACAATTGTGCTTGGTTTAGTAATATGATTTCATCACTTGTCAACTCAATTATAACCGGCACCTGCTCCCTTAAATTAATCATTCCAAATCTTCGATATGCTTCTGCAATAGTCATAACCAAAAGTAAGCACCAGATTTCAAAAAGTCCAGACATAAAAAAACCTCTCCAAACTGGAAAGGTATTTCGGTTTTATAAACCCAGATAACTATCTTATTTTTTTGATTTAGTATTTAAACGAATTCATCTCTGATACTTTTTTTCCAAACCGGTCTTTAACCAATCGGTCGATATAGCTTTTTTTTCCCCACTTGCTAAAAAAAGATGACTCATCCGCTACTGCAAATCTTCTCCGAGCGTCAATGCGATATTGACCATTTCCGTTCATTATTTTAGTGATGATCCAGCTGTCTGATTCTAACACTGATTTGATTGATACTTTCATGATTTTTTTGATTTGATTAACTGATTGAAACTAGGCAGGAACTCTCCTGCCCTTTATTTTATGGTTGAACTTCTAGATCCTTGATCTTGCAACCATAAAAATCGGCTACCAATCTTCCTGCTTCTCTTAATGTCCCACTAGCTCCATGTATTTCTGAGCTCTTATCCTTACTGTTTAGGAACAGCCACATCCCTCTAACTGTCTTGCTTGGATTCTTACCGTGTGTTCTGTAATACTTCTGAGTTTCCATTTCGATTTTGTTTTTGATTAACTGATTGAACAAATATATACTATTTAAGTATATGGAAAAAGCATTAATGAAACTTTTTTTGTATATAAGTTAATTTTGTTAAATCTTTTGCCTATGCCATTTTCTTGTTGAAAACATACCAATACTTAGCCAATACGTTTGCTGTTTGCTAGGCCTCTGTTTTAACGAAAAAAACCGCTCTAATCTAAAGCGGTCTTATCCAAAACAATTAACCCAACTTATGGCAATAATACCTTAATGATAACCTCCGTTCATTTGTCCGTAAAGATATTGTAAACCGTTACAATTGAAAGGACGCACCAAATCACAAAGCTTGACCAAGTCCATTTGTAAAGGCTCCACTCAAGATTTAGCAGCGCAAATACTAGAAACAGGATTCCAATTGCAATTAGGCATCTGGTCACATCGAGCAAAAATCTTTTTATTTCAAATTTCATGGTAGATATTTTTGAGGGTTTTTATCAAAAGTGCTTTTCTTGATGTTTAATTTAATTGAGCCCTCTATTGGCTCTCCTTTGTACACAACAAGAAAAGTGTTTCTTACTATTCCTGTTTTAAATCCCTGCTTTTTTAAGCCTCCTGCAACTCTCCAAGCATCATTCCTTTCTCCACTCATGTCGAATCCTTCCACTATTAAAACGCCATTGTCCATAAGCATATCGTAAAATCCTTTTACTCTATCCTCTAAATTGTCCATGTTCCATTCTCTTAGCAGGATAACCGCATAAGCTCCTTTCTTTTCTACTGCCCAAAGAAGTAAAAAATCTTCAATCGAAACTTGCCAAACGTAATTCGCAAACAATGCAGGAAATTGATCTGTCCTTATTGAATCAAAAACAATCTCGGTATTTCCTTTGACCATACGGCAAATTTTGCCGTCTCCTCCGACTTCCAGATAGTCCTTTCTATCCCACGCCCTCAATGTCGTGTTTATGAAATTCCAGATCCTCCAATAGTTCTTTTTCATAGTTTTTTGATTAACCGATTTTCAAAATATAAAGTTGATTTTTTTAGCCTTTTCTTGTCAAGTTTTGACCTCACTTTTGTGAACATCAACACTGCATCCTCCTCTGTTATCGCATACCCTTGGCCATTGTCCAAATGTCCGTCAGTCTTTTCAAATATGATCCTGTAATTATAAACAGGCTTATGATTTCTTGTTGCCATTCTCAAATATAAAAAATATGTAGACACAAAAAAAGGGCTTCTTTTCAAAAGCCCTTTGAATTATTAACTATACTTTCTTAAGCAATAGTGACCTTGGTTCGAATTGATTCGTAACCACTGACTCCAGCCGTGTCCAACGCCTCAGGATCTACCAACTCAACAAAGTAACTCTTTGCAGCACTTGAAACGGTAACAGCAAATGCCTGCAAAGTGCTATTTGCGGTAACGGCTGATACTGTCAAAACCAAACCATCAACGTCGGTAGCCTTCCATAGCGCCGGATCAGCTAAAAGAACGCTGAACTCTTCGAAAAGGTTTTTTCTGTCACAACCAGACAACACCCGCACGTTTGTAATTGGCGCACCTGCTGGATCAAGAACCACAAGCGAAAGATTTTGCAGTCCTTTAAAAGAACTCATAACCAATCCCATAGCCGACAAGTCCACAAAAGCAACATCGTCATTTGCTGGTTTCGCTTTAAACGATAGTCGGATATTGTACACCGTACTTGCACTTCCATCATTCACTTTCCAAGGCGAAGCATAATACATCGTTAATGGAATTGATTGCATCGTTTCCCCTACTGTTGTTCCGAACAAAACGCCATCCGCATCAACAAAGAAGATTGCTTTTTTTGTGTTGTTAAACTTTCTTAGCGACTTGAGCAGGCATAATCCGCCATCAACAAAGCGAAGAGTCCAATCGTATTCGCCCTCTCTACTAACGGCCTTTCCACCGTACCCGAAGCTCTCAATTGTTGGATCTTCGCTATTATCCGTGATGGCCACAAAGTCATTGACTGGATACCATCTTTGTGAGGCATCAGCCTCGTTTATTTTTGTTTGCAGGTAGGCCCCAAAGTCCGTTAAATCAGCTTCGAGAACAGTCGCACCAATTGGCACGATAAATATTGCAACCACATTTTTAGGATCTAATGTACAGTCCCCAAAGCCCGTGTTTGCACCACCTGCCAAACAGATTATTTTGTTCAGCATGTTTTTATGATTTTAAGTTTTAAATTTTTTATTTCGATCACATCGAGAAAATCGTTAAAGATGTTCCCCTCGTTTCCGTACAGTCCAGATCTCCCCCAATACAGCCTATCCCATTTTTGTCTTGGCAACTTATCAACAGAATACACCTGAATCGATTTATCTGCCACTACCTGCTTTAGAAATTCTTCGTAGATAGGGTACAGAAACGGCTTGAAATTATACTCATACCTCTCGCTCGCAATGTACTCTCTCTTTGTTCCCTTGGCAATAATGAAATGTAACGTAACCTCCGATTCAATCCCGACATTGGTTGATATTGAATCTTCTGGGAAATCTTGAAAAAGAGCAATCAGCGGGTACTTGTTAAACCTAGCCGACTGCCCTTTATCCTTTTGCTTCAATCTGTTGATTATCTCCAAGGGATGTCCGTGCATGTATTGAACAGCACCGGCACTGGATAATATATCTGGTCTTTTTTCCATCAAGACTAAATTTACCCTTTCCACAACCTCCCTAAAAATATCAACTACTGGCTTCATAAATTAAACGAATTAATGACACTGAAATTTTGACCTGCTCTCTGTGGATAGTTTCTCATTAACAGATCCAACGGCTCCAGCATTTCAATCATATCGTTCCAAGCTTTTACGCATCGATCATCTGGACTAGCCATGACTGCATTTTCTGCTTTTCCGAACACCTCCCCGACTCCCTGTTGAGACGTGATCATGTCCTGCGCAAAATAATAGAAAACATAATTTGCAATCGGACTGATTTTATCACTGTTTTTTAACCCTATCCAATCATAGCTTCTATCAGCAAAATTAAATAAAGCGCCATTCAAGATCTTGGCTATCTCAGGATCAGTGGGGCTTGAATTCTCTGTGTTGATTTCATTCATCAACTCAATGCCAAAGTAGTTCAGTAAGAATCTTTTTTCATACTTCTTAATAAAGAAGTTTACATTCTCCTGCACCTCTGGTTGTCCTAACTGAGCGATGTTGATTTCTCCAAAGAAATATCCCGTGTCAATAATCATTTATTTCGATTTGTTAGCCTTTTCCTGAGCTACAATTGCGGTGTTTCTCTTTTCTACCGCCTTTGCAATCAATGATTCCATAACCTCCTTTGCAGGCTTCATGGTCATTTTTGCTCCTGACTTCTTTAGCTTCTCTGCAACCTTGATATTCATTGCATGAGTGCCTTTCTTATGGTATTGCGTATCCTCTGCGAGTTCTACAATTACCACCTGTTCAATTTTTCCGGCCATCTTTTTTTATGGTTAAATTTCAAATTTATTTTATGCTACCGGCTTTGTAATTGCCGTCAGGATATTTGCAATTGTGTCATACATCACACCATTTACTTTGTGACTTGGAATATATGAAAGCACCTCTTGGTATCCTCTGTAAGACGTTCTGTCTCTTCGAAAATCATCTTCGTTCAAGCCTCTCTCGAAAACAACATCGCCATAATTTCTGATCTTGAAACCGACATCTGCGCTTGTGAAAAGCATGTGAGTGCTAGGTATATCTTCTGCATCTGAAGGTACAACCTCGATTCCTGCAATAAACAAAGTGCCTAGTGCACTGACATAAACCAGATTGTTGTTTTTGTACTTGTCGTCTGAATCCTTAAGAATATGCATAGCATAAAATATATCTTCCGAAACAAAAACCTTTTGTGGTTGCTCTTTCAGACTACCCATATATGCAGCACCCGCTACGATTGCATCGATCAAATTAGGTTCTGAAATATTTTCGTCAAACGCAGGAGTCGGTGCGTATGTGATTGCATTGGTTTTTAATCCTAAAGGAGCATCTGCATCAACTGCTGGATTGTTGTTTAACAAACCATCATTGTAAGTCTCTCTCATTTCCTGTAGGAAATCTTCCCTAATCCACATCTCCATGCTTGCTACGTCTCTCAAAAGCTTGTCCTCAACCGTTCCGAAAATAGCAAGCTTCTTAGCCTCAACTTTTCCGGTTCCAACTCTGAAAGATCTTTTTGGCTTTGCCCCCCCAGAAACAATCCAATCTGCTCCGCCTGGATCTCCAGCAACTGGGTTTGCATCTCCAACCTCGATTTTTTCCATGTACAAAAGCTCTGGAACACCAATAGAGCTAATCGTAAAGTTGTCCAGAATAAGATTTCGCTTTCTTTTTCTCTCGTACAACTCTGAGTCAATCTCTCTGCCTGTAAATGCACTTTGATCGGTTCCAGCAATACCGGTAAAGAAAGTAGCCATTCCAAAAACTTCTGGAGCCTTAATTCTTATTTCAGCCTCTTGTCTGGTCTTACTTGTGCCGTTAAAGGTCGCTGAAATAAAAGCCTCAATGTCTTTCGCTGTAACAAAATCATTCTTTTTTCCAGAATTACCGCCCTCTTTGGACTTATTCTGCTCCTCTCTGAGCTCAATAATCTGCTCACGATACTTCAAAAGAGTCTGGTTGATTCCCAAAATCTCCTTGTCAACATCTTTTTCGCTCATAGTATTGATCGTCTCTTCCAAACTATCAATCTTGGCGGTTAGGTCGCTCAAACCTTTCTGCTCTTTTACCTCTACCAACTCCTGCTTAAAGCCTTCAATTTGGTCTTTTAGCAGGGCTAAGGCTTTTAATTCATCTTCATTCATTTTAATTTTTTTGTTAAAGTGATTAATTCATTCAGTAGATCTAATCTTTTTTGAGTGGATTTCTCCGGCTCTCTTTCCGAGGTGACATAGTTGCCGGCTTCGAATAATGTGGGCGTGGCGCTGTTAGATCCTTCCATAACCATGCTACCTTCTTTGTAGATTTTTGCTTCTTTTACAGCCCAAAAATAGCCGTTTTTAATTACTTCATTCTTATTTGCAAT